AAAGCAGCTAAAAACCCTAATAGTCGTTTAAGGCAGGCTAGAAGAAGATGGAAGTGTTAACTTTGAAAAATGTTGTTGGTGGACTTATTGGCACTGTGACTGCCTCTTTTTTTCTTTGGACTGCTTCTACTCTTGTAGAGGTTGACAAAAGAACTGCAATCACGGAAGTTAAAGTAAAAGAAAACAACGAGATGATAAAAGTCTTGTGGACAGAATTTATAAAAAGGAAAGATGATGGCGATCTCGCGGGGTTCAATGTCAAAACAAATTTCCAAACCTGGAGGTAAGAAGTGGAGTGCCAAGAGGAAGAGAAAAATCGATTGCTCACGACCTAGAGGGTTTTCTGAAAGAGCACATTGTGCCTCTAAAAAAAGGAGAAGTAGTAAGAGGTAGTTCAGTTAAATACTGTGTTTACTGTAAACATAAAAAATGGTCATGTATATGCCATAAAGAAAGGAAAATATAATGCCAAAAGACGCATGTTATCACAAAGTAAAAGCTAAATTTAAGGTATTCCCTTCCGCGTATGCTTCAGGACATATCGCTAAATGTAGAAAAGTTGGCGCTGCTAACTATGGTAAAAGTAAAAAGAAAGCGATGGGTGGCTTGAACGCGGCTATAGACAAAGTAAAGAGTCAAACAATGACTGCCAAAGAGGGCAAGGTCGTAAGAATGACTAAACGAAAATCTAAAAATCCTAATATAGCACGAGGTTGTGGTGCTATAATGGCAGGCAGAAGAAAAAAGACAAAGTACGCATAATGGCAGTTAGAAAGACAAAAGCTGGTTTAGCACTTAAGAGATGGTTCAAAGAAGATTGGAAAGATCAAAGAACTGGTAAAAAGTGTGGAAGACAAAAAGGAGAGAAAAGAGGTACGCCTTATTGTAGACCAACAAAAAGGATTTCTAGTAAAACACCAAAGACGGCTTCAGAGATGACAGCAGCTGAAAAACGTAGTAGGATAGCACAGAAGAAAAGAATAGGACAACCAGCAGGTGCACCTAGAAGAGTTAAGGCAGTGAGAAGAAGGAAGAAATAAATGGCAACTTCAAGCTCAAGAGATTTTAATTTAGATGTAGCAGAACTTATTGAAGAGGCATACGAAAGATGTGGCTTAGAGATGAGAACTGGTTACGATGCTAGAACAGCTAGACGTTCTTTAAATCTTATGTTTGCTGACTGGGCAAACAGAGGATTGAATCTTTGGACAGTTAAGCAATCAACTGTGGCAGTGACTTCTGGAACTGCTTCTTACACTCTCTTAGATGCTACAGTTGTAGATTTATTAGAAGTTGTTTTAAGAAACAGTAGTGGCACAGATTTTACTTTGACTCAAATGAGCCGTAGTGAGTATCTAAAAATACCTAATAAGAGTAACTCTGGACAACCAAGTCAGTATTTTTTTGATAGACAAGTAACTCCTACGATTACATTATGGTCAACTCCAGATGATTCCTACACTTTAGTCTTTTACTATGTAAGACGAATAGAAGATGCAGACACATTAGTTAATACAACTGATGCACCTTTTAGATTCTTACCATGTATGGCAGCGGGACTTGCTTATTATATAGCTATAAAAAGAGCACCCGAAAGAATACAAATACTAAAAAGTATATACGAAGAAGAGTTTCAAAGAGCCGCAGCAGAAGATGCAAGTAGCACACCTCTCAAGTTAACACCTAACATTTCATACTTGAGATACTAATGGCTAGGTACGCAAGTGGCAGATACGCATGGGGATATTCAGATAGATCTGGATTTCGTTATCGTTTGCGTGAAATGAGAAAAGAATGGAATGGACTTAAAGTAGGTCCAGATGAGTATGAAGCTAAACATCCTCAACTAGAACCTAATTATCCAGGCCCAGACCCAACAGCATTGTATGAACCAAGACCTAATCAAGACACAGACTTGACTGCATTTGTAGTATACACAAACGCTGGAAATGGTATAATAGGACAAAAGATGACAGCGTTTACAGCTACAACTAGTTTGGGAACAGTAACAGTGAGTACATCATGAGTTTTACTTTAACGACATTAAAACAATCAATACAAGATTGGACAGAAAACAACGAAACGACTTTTGTAAACGAACTAGATTTTATTATTAAAAACGCAGAAGAAAGAATATTAAAGTCTGTAGATTTAGATTTTTTTAGAAAAAATGTAGAAGGTGGTTTGACAACTGGTAATAAATTTTTACAAAAACCAAGCGATTATCTAGCAACTTTTTCTTTATCTTATGTAAAAAATAGTGAGAATATTTTTCTTTTACAAAAAGATGTAAACTTCATTCAACAGTATACTCCTAATCCAGCAACAACTGGATCTCCAATATATTATGCTTCTTTTGATGTTGATAATTACATAGTAGCTCCAACACCAGATGCCGATTATGTAGCAGAATTACATTATTATTATAGACCTGCCTCACTTACCACAGATAATTCTGGCACAACTTGGATAAGCACTAATGCACCAGACGCTTTGTTATACGCTTGTTTGATCGAGGCATATAGTTTTATGAAAGGGGAGTCCGATATACTACAACTTTATACTGCTAGATATGGTGAAGCTATAACTAGACTTAAGGTTTATGGAGAAGGACAAGAAAATACTGATGCTTATAGAGAAGGTTTGGTAAAGATTCCGAAACAGTAAGGGAAGCATTATGGGGAAGAAAATCGGTAGCGTAGCCATTGTCGGTCTCGGCAATAGTTGTAGTGAATATCTAATGTCCAGAATCAGAAGCGAAAAGTTTGATGAAGTCTGGGCAATCAATTCTATATCTGGCGTTATATATCACGATAAATGTTTTATGATGGATCCACCATCAAGGTTTCTTGATAGTCCTAACGCTGGTAAACAAACAAATATCATGGTAGACAGACTAAAAGCAAAGTTAGGTATTCCAATTTTTTCTTGCACCATAGACAAAAGATGTCCAGATGTTGTTGAATATCCTTTACAAGAAGTCCTACAAAAGACTAAGTATGCTTACCTTAATAATACAGTTGCTTACAGTATTGCTTTTGCAATAGCTCAAGAAGTAAAAGAAATTCATTTGTATGGCATAGACTTTACATATAGTAATGTAGCTTTTGCTGAAGCAGGCAGAGGATGTTGTGAGTTTTGGTTAGCGATTGCTATATCAAAAGGTATAAAAGTAAACATTGCACATAATTCATCATTGCTTGATACAAATGTAAAAGAAGATCAAAAGCTCTATGGGTATCATAGATTAGATGATCCGATTGTATCTACCACAACACAAGGCAATATGTTAATTACAAGAAAATCAAAGCTACAACCACCAGAACCTTTAGACTCTACACCTAACATTATAGGTAGAGAAGACATACCTGGTGTCACTTACGAGGAGAAATAAATGTTTAATGTAGGAGTATCACAAGCGGGTAATGTCAATGTCATGACTTCAAATGAAGGTGGTTTATCAAACGAACAGTTAGCAGATTTAGCCGTAGACAAGATAGTCAGTATATCTGATGAAGCTCCACCACACATACGACAACAAGCCAATCAATTTAGAGAACATCTCAAAAAAGTATTGTATCATTATCTTCTCTTGGCAAGAAGAGAAGAGCGTGGTACTATCATTCAAGCCTTAAGATCAAGTGGTCAAAAGGAAACGGCTGAATATATAAGGAGACTCTAATATGGCTATAGCACAAGCAATGTGTACCTCTTTTAAACAAGAGCTGTTAGTAGGGACACATAACTTTACAAACTCAAGTGGAAACACTTTTAAGTTAGCACTCTATGCAGAAGGCAGTGGTGGTAAATCAAGCACAACTGCAACATTAGGAGCAACAACAACTGCGTTCACTACGACTGGCGAAGTTGCTTCAAGTGGAACTTATGCAACTGGTGGTGGTTCTTTAACAAATGTTACTCCAACCACATCTGGAACAACTGCGTTTACAGATTTTGCTGACTTGAGTTTCACAACTGCAACAATTACTGCAATGGGAGCGTTAATTTATAATAGCTCTGCCAGTAATAAAGCTGTTTGTGTTTTGGATTTTACATCTAATAAGACATCAACATCTGGAACTTTTACAATACAATTTCCTACTGCTGACGCTAGTAATGCTATAATTCGTATAGCATAAGGTAAAACCTTATGGCTACTAGTTGGGGACAAGGCACTTGGGGTTCCATTGGCTGAGGTGGTATTGGTAACACCTCTGTTGCCGTTACTGGTGTAGCGGGTACGTCAGCCGTTGGTGATGAAGCAACTACTGCTGGTTCTCTTGTAATCGAAACTGGATTACAAGCTACTGGTTCTATAGGAACAGTCAACGCTAGTAGTGTTCATATAACAATACCTACACCTGTTGTAGGTACTACTTTTCTTGGTAGTGCCATTGGTTCAATTCCAATTACCGCAACTGTAACTGGCTTTTCTGCAACAATCGGTTTTATGACTGGTTGGGGAGATGGTGGCTGGGGTGCTGGAGTTTGGGGTGGTGGAGTATTTGCAGACGTAGGTCAAGTTCTTCCAGTAACTACAAATGTAGCACAAGGCTTAGTGCAAACTCCAACAATAACTGGAACTTGTATATTCAGCGTCACTGGTGTTGCGGGAACAACTGCCCTAGGAAATGCTTTAGCCGCAGCTGGAGCCATAGTAGAAGAAACTGGATTAACTGGCACAATAGGATTTGGTGATGAATCTGTTGTAGGTACTGCATTAGTTTCACCTACTGGTGTTTCTGGAGTAATTGATCTTGCTCAAAAATCTACAGCAACCATTACATTTACAGTTACTGTTGTGGGTGGTAATCCATCTAATCATCCTTATTACAACTTAGGCTCTACAAATAAATATGCAATCAATGGATCGACTGCAACGGCAGATGTTACTTTAGATTTATACGAAGGGAATACTTATAGATTTGACCAAAGTGATGCTAGTAACGATGGACACCCATTAAGATTTAGTGTCACGCCAAATGGAACTCATGGTGGTGGTCAAGAGTACACAACTGGTGTAACAACAAATGGAACGCCTGGTACAGCTGGAGCGTATACAGAAATAACTGTCGCTTCTGGAGCACAGACTTTACATTATTATTGTACTAATCATACTAACATGGGTTACTATGCTTATACTCCAGTTATCAATTACACTGTAAGTGGAACAACTGGAGCACCAGTCACAACAGTCGTTGGAACAACTGGATTGGGTAACGAATCTGTTACTGCTGATGGAAATCTAGCAGTGACGTTAGCGGGAGCAACAATTTCGATAGGAACGGTTGCAATAACTGGTGGTTCTGTGCTATCTTTGACTGGAGTTAGTGGCACTGGTGCAACTGGAGAAGAAAATATCTGGGGTCTAATTGTCCCAGATCAAGTAGCTAATTGGATTGAAAGGGTAGCATAATGGCAACATACGTTAACAATCTTCGATTAAAAGAAATCACAACTGGTGATGAGTCAGGTACTTGGGGTACTTCGACTAACACAAATCTTGAATTAATAGGAGAGGCATTAGGTTTTGGTACAGAAGCCATAACAACAAACGCTGACACACATACAACTACGATAGCAGATGGATCTTCGGATGCTGCTAGATCAATGTATATCAAGTACACTGGAACATTAGATTCTGCTTGTACGATTACAATAGGTCCGAACACCATGAAAAGAGTGCATATAATAGAAAATGCAACAAGTGGTTCACAAAACATAATCATATCACAAGGCTCTGGTGCAAACGTAACGATAGCACCTAGCACTGCAAAAGCAATTTATTTAGATGGAGCTGGAAGTGGAGCAGCCGTTGTTGATGCTTTTAATACACTTAGTTTAGCTAGTCCAACAATGACAGGTACACCAGTTGCACCAACTGCTTCGGCAAATACTAATTCAACTCAAGTAGCTACAACTGCTTATGTGCAAACAGAGTTAGGTCATTTGTTAGTCTTGGAAGCAGATGCGAGTAATGATGATCCAGTAGCTGGAGATTTTACAAATGGTGCTATATTAGTAGGACAGTTCTAGGAGTTTTAAATGCCAAAAATATTCGGATTGGATGCTAGTACAGTTAGACAAATAACAAAACTGTTTGCTCTTGACGGAGCGACACCTCGTAGAGTTAAAAAACTATTCTCAAATGATGGTGGTACAATAAGATTAATATTCGAAGATAAATCCACATTTACTGTATCTGGAACAGCTAACTTAATTCAATCACCAGTCAACGAAGTTATAGAGTTTGGTTTTAGAACAGACTTTGATGCAGGTGGTACAGATGTAAGTGTAAACGCATCTGGTAGTGGAGATGCAAGTAACGTAGGAACTCCAGGACTAACAATCGATGTAGATAGTAGTCATACCTATTCTGGTAATTCACCATTAAGGAGTCCAGGTGGAGCACCAATGGCACAAGGTCCAAGTCCAGGGTTTTCTCAACCACCAACAAATGCAGTTTTTATACCGAATGATCCTCAACTGGGTATGGATCCACCTGTCAATCAACAAATGGCACAAGAGTTTGCATCAGTGTTAGGATCAAATTTTAATTCTAAATGGACTCCAGGTTCTTATTTAACAGTAAATGGAACACAATCATTTGGTAGTGCTACACCAGGTGGTAATCGTCAGTTTCAAGGTCCGTGGGGTAATGTTGAAGGACTTTACTTCGGTGGTCAATATGGAGCAAGAGTGCAATGTTCTCCAAGCACTTCACTTGGTCCCATGAGACTTGCTGGTGCTTCAACAGTTTCAACCACAGGTAGAAGAGCAAGAGTTCAAAATGGAACTGGTAAAACATTTACCGTGCAAAGTGGTGGCTTAACTGCTGGTGGTAATTTTGCTACTGGTGATTTAGCTAATGGTGCAGCTACTGGTTTTATTACTGCAAACAGCACTAGTGAAGCGTGGACTTTGGTAGGTCTTATTTCACAAGATCCAGCAACTTTTGCTATATCTAATGCAGATGGTACTATTAGTGTAAGTGGTACTTTTGCTGATGGTGAAAATGCTACACAAGCAAGAACTAGAATAAAAAATGCACTAAATGGTAATAGTACATTTACTAGTAAGTTTGATACTGGCACAGATAGTGATAAAACAATCAGTAGTGTTGACCATAAGATAGTAACTTTTACTAGTGATAGTGCTGAAAATACAAGTGACTTTACAATAACGATTACACAGAATGATGGTAGTAATACTACAGGTCATGAAGCAGTGACAACACAAGGAGCGGCAGAAAGTCTGCAAACAGTTGTTACAGTGGTAAGAGAAGTTGAAGGATCTTCAGTATCAACAGCTACTGCGATATCAAGTGAAGCAGACACAGATACTGCTGGTGCAGCCGTGGCTTCTAATACAACACAAGAAGTTACATACGATTCATCAACAAATAAATTAAGGGTAAACGATCAAGAGGCAACTGTATCAGTTTCAAATCCAGGATCACTATCATTTTCTAAAGATTAATCATGTAAAGGGGGAAACATGAACAACTTAGATAAAATCGAAGAACCGTTACAATTAGACAACGCTATGTCTGATTATTGGGTTTATAATAGAGCCGTACCAAAAGAAACTTGCGATCAAATCATCAAATTTGCAGAAGGTCAATGGGAAGAAGCAAGTGTTGGTGGTGAAAATGTTACACAAAAAAACGTAAGAAAAGAGATAAGAGACTCACAAGTTGCTTGGAGTAGCTGTCCAAATCTTTTTGAGATGGTTTGGGGTTATCTTAATGATGCAAACGATAAAGCCATGTGGAGGTTTCAGATTGATTCAGCGCAACCTATGCAGATTACCAAATATCAAGTCGGTGGTTTCTACGAGTTTCATAAAGATGGTAATGGTTTTACAAGAGACGTAAGTGATAAAAACATAGTTACTTACAATAAAACAAGAAAACTATCTATGACAGTTGTTTTAAATGACGACTATGAAGGTGGAGAGTTTGAGTTTTTAGGTAATGGAAAGATTAAAGAAAAGATGGGAACAGTTATTGTTTTCCCTTCATATATGCAACACAGAGTCTTGCCAGTAACAAAAGGTGTAAGATATTCA